AGGGTTAACACTGGTAACGACAAGGTCAGCCATTTTAAGAGGGAATTTCTCTGCATCACTTAAACTTGTGTCTAATTGGAACTGAAGCATGAAGTTGGAACGACCCATAGCTGCTTCACGCTCTATTAGGTCTTCGTTATCAAATCTGTCTGGGTCAGTTACATCCCATTCTTTTGCAGCATTTTCCAGATCTTCAACGATCTGTGGAGCGAGTAATCCTTCATATTGACTTAGTTTAGATTTTCGTGGGTATCGGCTGGGCCAAACAAAGGGACGGTAGTTACGCTCAGCCAACTTACGGTAAACAGTAAAAGTAGTCTGAGGAGTCCCGAGATAGCAAATACGGCTGTCAGCTTTCGGCGTGAGGATAGATTCAGCTTCCGTACAGAGTTGAAGTAATTTTTCACGCATTAACTCCGTCATAGAGTTTCCGGGTACTTCTATATCGTCTAGTACCATCAGGTCGGCTCGCGAGCCAGTAAGTTGTCCAGTAATACCAACGCTTTTTACGCTGGGAGCCTGATGAGGAGAACAAAGTACGTCGAAGGAGATTCTGGACCAACGAGACTCGTCTGACTTTGGTTGTAGGTGTTTTAACCATGGTGTTTCTATAATTAGTTTCTGTAGGAAGATTGACATGTTATCTGCTCTCTCTTTAGAGGCAGATATAATCATTATCTTCTTTTCAGGATCTTTAAAGAGAGTCCAGAGGACGAAAGCTCCTGTGATCCAACTTTTGCCAACTCCACGGAAAGCTTGGATCTGAAGACGTTTAGGTCCATTCTGAAGATAGTCTGCGATAGCATATTGAGCACGGGTTGGGGAAGGAAGGTCGAGCTGTTCCCAGAGGGCTTGTAAGAACAACTTAAAGTCCTCTTGGAGAACTATTACGACAGACTTCATGCCCTATATCTTGTATTTGGATCAGTCTTTTCATGCAACATCCAACCATCCTTACCTTTTACCCACCTAGTACCTGACGGTGCTGCATGTGGTGGTTTACTAGCTATTTTGTTTTTCCTCTTCTTCTTGTTGTCTTTAATCGTCATCCTTGCCATGTTAAATCGCCTCCAAGGGGGTTGTAATGTGTTTCATGTGTGTTTGGTCATTCATCATCTTCCGAAGCCGTCAAACTCCATTATATCCATTTGCGTTTGATCGACAAAATTCTTTTTAAGAGATCTAGTAGCATCCATACCTAAACTTAATCCTCCAAGAACTAGACTACCAGTTTCAGCTGCAGCCGCAACAGGTAAACTTGCTCCACCTGTAGGTACTGCAGCTACCGTACCGCCTAATGCTACTTTATCTAGATTATGTGCTGCTTCATCTATTTTTAATTGAGTTTTAAGCCAAGGGTCATTAGGATTATCTTCTACTTCTTGTGCTCTAGCGTTTACACCAAGACCACTTAAAAGAGCACCACCACCTAAACCACCTAAAGCTAACGTCCTCCTTGCTGCTGGGTTGTTAGTAATTTTAGATAAATTTTTTACTAAAGGATTAGGTGCATTGCTTAATTTAGAAGCTGCTGAAATTTGACCAGTTTCTTCTGCAATAATTAAATCTTTTTTACTAACTCTATTTAAAAAACCTAATCTTTCACTTAATTCAGTTGCCTTAGGATCAATTGGTATGTTATCTATAGCTTTAGATAAATCTTTAGTTGATAAATTCTGAGAATTCATTAACACTTTTTCTAACTCTGAAGCTGATTTATTACCCATATAAGGTAACTCTAAATAAGGCTTTACAGTTTCTAAAAACGCATTAGGATCTAAACCTTTTAAATCATCAATTGCTGGAACTTGAAAACCGCTTGTACCACCAAATAATTTAGCATGAGCTTGTTTTTTATATAAAGTTTCTAAAAACTCTGGAGGAATTTTTTTAGCATCAGATCCAAACCTTTTTTCTAAAACACCAGTAGTCATTAAAGCGAAAGGTTTGTGAGCAGCTGGATCAATAAAATTTAAAACTTCATCTCCAACACGTAAATTTGCTTTATCTGCCGCTTTTAAAAAAGCTGATCTTGTTGCTTTAGCTTTAGGTCCAGAAAAAGGCTGCAACCATTTTTCCATAGCATCAGGTAATACATTTAAACCTACTGGGGCATGACCAACTTTACCTGTTAATTTATCGTAATCATGTCCAATACCACCTAGTCTTTTAGGTTTTGCTTGAAAAACTTTTATAGCATTTCCTATCGCTCTACCTGTAATACCTTCGTTTTGTATTTTTTCAATTACTGAACGATATAATTCTGGTTTGTTTTGAATTAAAGCCCCTACTGATCTTCTAGCATTTTTTTGTTCTCTTTCTAAAGCTTTTCTAAGTTGTATAAGAGCATCAAACTCTTCACTACTAACACCTTCTTTTAAAACACTTCTCTTACCAGCACTTACTTGTAAACTTTTTATTTGTTTTCTAATAGGTGGTAAATCTTTTAGTTTTAATTCTTTTATCCTATCTTGCAAAGATTTAAGAATTGTATTACTATAAGTTTCTAGAACTTTATTATCCATAACTTACACTATAGGTTCATCAAACAAGGATGGCATAGGTGATTTTTCTACTGGAGTGACAACACCTTGAGGTGTACCAGCTTTTTCTTCAACTGTCCCAGTTTGTTCAGTAGTAACTTCTGTTGTAGGTATTTTAGCTTCTTGCATTTTTAAATCATATGCTAAACGTCGTCTTCTAGACATAACACCCATTGGTTCACCAAGTTCGTTTTCCGTAAACACGTTACTCTTTTTAACACGTTTACCTGCACTATCTAATACATCTTCACCATAGTATTGATCTACACCCTGTCTCATAGCAGTTTGATAATCTGTTACATAATTATTATCAGTAGCAGTGTTAACTTGTTGTTGTTCTTTTATAGCATTATTTAAAATAGTATCTTCAGTTTTAAATTTTTGCATAAGTTTAGCTTTTTCATTACCTAAAAATACTATTTGATCCCCTTGCATTGCTACAAGTGGATTATCTTGAGGCATAAAAGAGTTTTGTTGTGGTGCTTCTTCTCTATTCGCTGCTGCTTCAGCTAAAGTGTTTTGATTAATTTCTTCTTCATTAACTGTAGGAGTTGGTGCTATTTCATATTCTTTACTAATAGTCCCTCTACGTCCACTACCGTCTACATCAGTCGAATCACTGTATTCTTTACGAAATCTTTTAGCATCTTTAACAGTCATCTGTTTTCCAAATTCATATTCAGAGTTTGGATCAAAGACTAATGAATCTCCAATGTTTTGATAGCCATCTATTAATGGTTCAAATATTTCTGAAAGGCTTGGTGGCTTATACCCTTTAGCTTGATTACTTCTTTTTTTCTTAGCCATAGTTAATTAATGTGTGATAAAATTAGCTCTTCCCTATACGGTTTGTATCCAAACGTATCTCTCATCCAGTCCCTCCAGTATCTACTACCTTTCTCCTGATTACATCTCCTACACGCTGGTACCATATTCTTTGTAATTGTTTCTCCACCGTTGCATTTAGGTTTAACATGATCGAGTGTAAGTTGGTTAATTTCATAATGGGTTCCACAATAAACACATGTACAATTAAAGTGCTCTTTAACAGCTCTTCTCCAGAGCTTTTTAGCGTCAGGACTTGTCATGGTTATTAGATTGTATAAGTAATGTTTAGGAGTTGGTAGTAGAGGTGTCATCCTTTGGCTTTACCTCTGTTTCTGGCTCGGTTTTTGGATTGGGCTTCAAGCTTGGTGCCCCCGCTTTGTTTATGCGAGACATCCAAGTTATCGCCATTACCATAGGTTCCTCGCCTTCTGTTTTCGGCATTTAGTTTTGATCTCCGTCTTATTTCAGATGGTTTAGAATTGTACTTTTTACGGTACGAAGCTTTCTTAGCTTTAGCTTTAGGGTTAGCTCTATAGTACTTCGTGCTGATGCTTGCCATATAATCTCCGTTGTACAAGGTCTGGGTCGATTTTAGGCATTACAGCTGCCAATTTATCCAGTGCAGTGCCTTCATAGGCAATACCACTGATGTCATTCTTAACTAGCCAATCACAGGCTGCTTTCAATTCATGGGCGGTAGCTTCTCCACTCTTAACTCTTTTAAGGAATTCAGTCGTAACGAGGTTATGTAACTCGTTAAACTGATCTTCCGTAGCTTTTCTAGCCATTATGTACCGGGAAATAGTTGTTTCTCTATAATTTCTACAGCCTTATCGTCTAAGGTGTTATCAGTAGTGGAAACAAGCTTTTTCAATACATCAATTAGCAATCTTTTGACTGATGTTGATGTAGCAAACTTGATAAGGATGGGTTTAATTAGTAGAATCATTTACTTTAGTGGGTTGTGTTGGGCAATTGTACTCTTGTTTATCCCAAGGGAATTTTTTATCTATAGGAGTACATGCGTTTTTTAAATACTGCTTAACTGCAGTTTTTTTCTTTGCTTGATATTCAACTATAGGAACGACATCGCTACACATGTCATAAACACGTGTTTCTTCAGCTAACATAAATCCCTTTTGTTGGAGTTCAGCACATTTTAGTACACGTACAAGCTCATAATCAAGTCTCATTTTTTCTTCTTGTCTTGCAGCTATACGTCTGCACTGTGCTAAACCTCTACGGTCTAAAGGGAACATAAAGTTAACCTGTCCTCCCCAGTTTTCTGCTACTGTGTAGCTCCTTTGAGCCATTTCTTCGTCAAAGGGTTTAGTATGGTTGCCCATATAGAATGGGCTGAACGTCATTGTACTACCATTACAGCTAACCCCAGAACCATAGTGCTGCCTTGAAGGAGCACCATTATTCTGGAATTGTACTGCTTGGTTTGTTACATTTCCAGTCGCTGCTGCAACAGGATTTGACGTATTATTTGTCTCTCCTTCTGCTCCTTTAACAGGTGCTATTGAGAAAAGACTGATAAGGAGACAGTAGTAGATTCCTGATCTATAGTTCTTTCTATTTCTGTCAGTTCTATCACTTGACTGGCTGCTCTTGTTACTACTTCTAGTGAAAAGTCTGAACCAGCTGTTGTCATGTTGAAGATTGAATCGCTGTCTACTATTCCTCCAGACGTTGCTGAAGAATGGGTTATATTGTCGCCTGACCATTTGTTTAATGCGGCACCATAAGTGGTGGTTGTGATTTCTTCTACTATATCTGTAGTAGTAGTAGTAGTACTATTCATAGACCCTTGGGTAAAATTGGGTTGTACTAATTCAGCTCTTACTACCGTGGGTGATGCCAGCATTAAGAGTAAAAGCCATTTCTTCATTGTTCCTTTTTTTTAACCATAGGACAGTTTACTGGACCTTTATTTTTATTATTGTTGCCTGTAGTAAGGCCAAAGGTCGCTAATGCTCCAGTAAATACACTAGCAACGAACGTGATATCAGAATTACCTGATTTTTTAACCATAGGTATTTCTACGTAATTCATAGTAATTATGAATCCAGACCAAACGACTACGCCCAGTCTGACAAATGTACCTAAGATTTGTATCTGATGTTCCTGATCCTCTGCAGCATCTTTCAGCTTTCCGAGGAGTCCTTTGTCTTTTTCTTCTGGCGGTTTTCCTTCCATGTATCCACTTTTTTTTGGAGAAATTTTTGAACCTGTTTCTTAATTTTATTAAAAAAAGGTGTTGCTAAAGTAGTTGTTGCAACCGCTGCAACAGCAGCATAGGTCGCAGTGGCGACTACTTCTGCAGTCGGTAAGGGTAAAGTTATATCTATTACAGGTACTTTAAGGCTAGGCTGTACAGTTTGAGCTTCAGTATTTTCTTCTTTTTGTAACTTTACTCCAGCTGGTGCTACCAAGTTACTAGGAGGGATGACAACTGGTGGGAATATTGGCATCTCTGCTGACGGTTGCTTTAGAGGGATGCTAGGCATGTCTAAAGCACTTGGAAGTTTACCGCGTCCTAAATTGATGGATGGGATTTCCATTTAGGCGTGAGCGTAGTAAATATATGTAGACCCGTTGTCATTAACTTCACCGAGACCACCAGCCATATCAAATCCTGTTGACGTTGGCGCACCAAGTGCGTAAGCTGATTGAGCAGAATTAGAATTTAGATACATAAAGTTATCATTTCCACTACCCCATCCTCTTGTTGTGTCGAGTACAACCCAACCACCAGTGCTAGTTATGTTTTTTACAAAAAGAAACCTTGGTTGAAAACCTAAGTTTACGGATATTGTAGAAGTTTGGCCGCTAAAGCTACCAACCTTGCTGATGCCGTCAACGCTGGCGAAGAGCATGGCTATATGCTTTTCATTATTACCATTAATTCCATCATAACTATATAAGGAAAAATGAGTAGAGGTAGGAGTTCCATAAAATAAATCATAGTCAGCTTCAGCTCCGCTAGTATTTAATCGCATGAAATAGGTACTTGGATTGGCATTATTTAATCCTTTATGCCAGACAAACCACGTTCCATCATTAGTAGCGTCTCTTTGCCTTACCCACATCATTTCTGGAGTTTTTGAGAGGGAATGAGGAATTGCATGACCTGCTGTTCCATTTCCGTTATAGGTCACCACATCAAAACCAGCGTGGCGTTTCCACATCCATGATTGGTAAGAAGATTGATTATTTGTGGCAGCATACCAACCATTGTTGTAATCCCATTTGTTATCTCCAGATGTAGCTTCGCCAGCAGTACTATTTGTTATTACATATTTATCTCCTGTAAGTCTCGATTGAGTCCACCAATTTTCTGAAGTTGCAGGTTGTCTATTAAGGGCAAAATCAGTAACAAATCCACTAACAAAGGCAGGAACATCAGAATTACTTGTACCCATAACCATATTGAACACATCCGTAGCCAATTGAGGCTTTTGTACCAGAGGATCTGGACGGCGGATTGCCATGTAGACATATTGTTTCCCACTTTCATTTTGCCAATTACTACTGGCACTGCTTAAATTAAAACCTGTAGAAGTAGGATTTCCAAAGTTAAAAGGACTCTCTATTGAATTATTATTAGGAACTAAGTACTGGTCATTACCATCACTAACCCAACCTCTCATGCTATCTAATAATTGCCAATTCTGACTATCAGTTACATTCTTAACTAGCCACCACTGAGGTTCCCAACCTACATAGATTTCATGATTAGCAGTAGAATTTCCCTCATAACTACCGCACTTGATTACGTTTTGATCCCCTGCGTCTCCAAAAACAAAACCAGCAGGGTCATCGAAGGGGCTATCTGTTGATGCTGTTGGATCACCATTAGCACTGATTGTTGCAGGGGTTACGGTACTTCCAGTCGTGCTGGAATTGTTGCAGCATAAAAGCTTAACGTTTGAACTTGTAGCACTTTGGCTCGTTTGTGTTAATGGCTCAGTTGGTGGGTTAAATGATGAGGTATAAAGAGCTTGATGAGTAATCCTTACATTTGAAACTTTACCATCAAATTCACTTCCATTAGCAACTTTACCAATAGAGAAAATAGTAGAAGTACCAGTTGGCGTCCCTTGTTTTGTTGCTGATTTTTCTAAAGTTCCATTGATATAGATTTTTATACTACTAGAACCGTCGTAACACATTGCCAAGTGATACCATTGCCCTTTATTTAAAGCACGAGTCGTTGTAACTTGTTGAATACTTCCATTCCAATAATAAAATTCAACTGTTCCATCTGATTTAGGTCCAAAACTCCAAGTCTCTCCATTACCAGTTGGAGCACAAACACTTAAGACACCTGGACCACCATTACCACCAGAAACGAATCCATCCGCATTAACCCAATATTCAACAGTAAATGCTTGATCCCACCAATTCCTTAAGACAGCATCACATGTTTGCGTTAAATAATCACCCGACCCATCAAAATCAACACTCCTTGCTGTAGCGGCAGTGGACTCACCTCCTGCAAATAGGTAGGCTACATAATTATCTCCATTTTTATTAACACCATCATCAGTACCGACACTAAAAACACTTGACGTAGGCTCAGTATTGTTGTAATCATTTGAGCTAGTATAAAACGCATCAGGTAAGTTAAAATTTTGATTTTTTGTTGCTCCCATAGAACGATGATAACAACGCCAATTTTCACCAGTAGTACTTAAATTCTTTATAAGAATCATCCCAGGAGCACTGCCTAAACTATGGCTTTCTGTCTTAGCCGAACCTGTTCCTGTGTAGGTAACAACATCAAAGAACCCAGGTGCCTTGCGGAATGACCAGTAACAAATAGGGTGTGCGGGGTTTCCATAAGCAGAACTGCCTAATGAATAACCATTAGTGTTGAATGAAGTAATAGATAAAGCTCGATTATTTTGTCCATTACTTTCATCTGAAGAAAGTTTTGGTGAGTTTGCCTCAGATATACCTCTTTCACTGTCATATAAGCTATGAGATTGACTTCTTGTTCTTTCCTTGCCCCATAACAAACCGCCATGCGTGGCAAGGTCAATACCATTAGTAATTGTCTTTTGAGTACCAGCAGTACCGTCATTACTACCATTACCAGTAAAAACATCGATTGAGAAAACATCGTCCAAATACGTCTTCTTGCTGACACCAACGCCAAGCATTAATTGTTGAATTGGTGTCATATCAGCTCAACCCCGCACCTGAGATGTAGCCGATATTATGAGCAGCGAACCATACGGTACACATGCCACGACCAGCAAGGGTACGATTTCCAGTGCTAGCATCAGCCGTGTTATATAAAGTGAAATTAGAACCTTGATGAATTGTTTCATCGTTTCCACTATTATTCACAATGGTTACGGCATCACCAGCCGAAAAGACTGAAGGATTGAAATGAACATCGTAAGCAATATAAATAACTTTCCCTGCGTCAGCGGCAATTGCTACATGGTTTGAACCTGGAGAGGTTGAAGGTATAGATCTTACATCACCCTTTGAATCTGATACCGTTCCAGCACCAGTTATATTACCTGAACCAGATACAGTTATACTGTTAACCCAAGATCCTGTTGAATAATTAGCAATAGTAAAAGTACCATCGGTATTTGCTACTTGCCTCCAGTAATCAGCGTTATCATCAGCTTCATCTGCATACATCAATAATGTAGCTGCACCTCCTTCTGGCCCTAAAAGTTTTGCAATACCAGTAGTAATTTCTACATTTTGATTAAACGTCCAAGAATCAGTAGAGTTTACCCATTTAATTTCCTTATTTCCATCACCTGACTCTAAGGTAATACCACCACCATCGGCTGCTGCGTCATTAGCAGCACCTTTAGCAATTTCAATATTCTTATCAGTAACAGTCATCGTAGAAGATGCAACTGTTGTAGTCGTACCGTTTACTTGGAGGTTGCCTGACAGTGTTAGTGCAGCTGCGTTTACTGTTCCTGTAAAGGTAGGATTAGCTAAATTAGCTTTTAAGGCATCAGCTGTATCTACATATGCTTTAACAGACTGCTGACTAGGAGGTCTAGTAGCACTGTTAGTTGACATATTGTCTTCATCAATTAAAGATAAAGCAGCAGATTCTTTAGCAAGTGGTACACCACCAGCTGTACTGCCGTCATGTACGACAATAGTATCTTTAGTTGTATCTACAGTGACTTCGCCTTCTGCACCAGTGAAGCTACTGTGTTGTGAGGTTGTACCTCTTCTTAATTTTAATAGTTTAGCCATGGTTATGAAAGAGTTCCGAAGTCCATTTGTAAGTTATCTCCACTGACAGTTCCTACTTCAGTGAGGTTTTTATCATTGCAATCTAAGTGACCGCCAAGTTGAGGTGTAGTATCGTTTATAAGATCTGTAAGTCCGGGTGTGATACCAGTAAATGTTGATCCAGTGTAGTATTTTAATACATTAGCAGACCCATCATACCAGAGATCACCAGCTGAAGGACTTCCCGGTGCTGAGTTGGCAATCTTATATTCATTAGCATAACGGTTAACGTCAGCTATAGAACTAGCTACAGTACTTATGTTACTGTTAGCACTTGCTACTGTATTAATATTAGATATACCACTTGCAACTGTACTTATATTACTATTTGCACCTGCTACTGTATTAACATTAGTAATATTTGTAGCAACAGTATTAATGTTATTACCACTACCTGTAGACACAGAAGCAGTAATTAACCCTAGATCTTCACTAAATGTAATCTGACCAGCTACTGCATTGATATTATTAGCGTTAGAATTAACGGTAGTAATAGCATTGATGTTAGTATTCGTAGTATTAACCGCAGCTATATTAGTAGCTACTGTATTAACATTCGATATACTACTAGCAACTGTTGTTACTTCTGTTGCTTTAGGTACCTGTCTATGGAATGTATAAGTATTTAATGTCGTAGTTGTTTCTACGATCATTCCATAAGTAGAAGCATACGTTGTACTATTCGCTAAACCAGTAATAGTAACTGTTGAGTTACCTACAGTACCATTAGAAATGGTTGCAACTCCAGATCCATTAGAGGTAAGGTTGCTGCCGAGAGATTTAATAGATACAAGAGTTCCAGCCCCGTTATTAATGTCAGGGTTAGCGTTAGGAAAAGATGTTTCATTTGCTATTGGTACAAAACCACCAACATCATCAATCATATCTGTGATGCGAGCATCTATAGCTGATGTGGTAGCTATTTTAGTATTAGATGCAGACCATGTTTCGTCTGATCTTATTTCATTTGCACTGCCAATTTTATAAAAATTATTATCAACTTCAGTTTCTGTATAATAAACATCATTCAGGTTTTTAGAACCTACAGCAGTTACATGACCTTGTGCAGATATAGTTATATCTTGTATAACATTACCATCACTATTATTAACTGTTGTATTAGCTCCACTAACACTATGGTTGATAGTAACTTGACCACCAGATGCAGTCTTAGCTAAATCAGTACCAGCTAAAACATCGCTTTCCAGAGCAGTGTCTACTTTAGCATTTATACGATTATCAATAGCACCAGTGGTAGCTATTTGTGTGTTATTAGATGCCCATGTTTCAGTACTTAGAATAGTTGGGTCGCCTTTTTTCCAAGAATTCAGTACATCAACATTAGCTTCTTGGTTTACATATAAGTTTTGTAGTGTATTATCATTCAGATCGTTAGCTCTTATAGCTGATCCGGGGTAGAATGTAGCCTTAGGAGTGTTAAAAGCTGTCTCTCGATAGATTCTAATTGCTACACCATTAGTAGGAGTGCTGTTAAATCTAACCGTTGTTGCATTGAGCAACGTATATGCAGTTGTAGCGTTGCCACCAAGACTTGCCTTGATGTCAGTTGTATCTAAATATGGGAATGTGAACGAGTAATCGGTGGTGGAACCGTTACCCGTGTATAAATTTTCAATTGTTACGGTCATTTATTTAAGTTAAGGATTTCTTTTAACTCATTCCTGTTGTCATAGCCTTGTAAAGCTTCAGGAATATTACCTTGTCTGAGTGCATTTTTAATTCTAGCTTTAGATTCACCTATAGCAGAGTGTTGTTCGTGATGCCTTTCTAGCCATGAACAGGCATACTTCATAGCTTGTTGATGTATGCGGTTTAACTCTTGATGTACCACCAATTCTTTTATAGGGAAGTCTCTTTGTTTTTTAAGTCCTCTAGCTTTACCATACTCTTTTAATTTTTTATCCCAAAAATTATCAGGAGCATTCATCATTCTTTCAATCTGACCAGCTAGATCCATGTTTTGAGCTATCCAATTATTTACTTTATATCTATCTTGCGTTGAAATAGGTTCACCAGTAATAGGATTGATTTCCAAACTACGTTGTGAATCCCATCCAGTACTAATCAACCATTGCCTCCAAGGTTCCATATCACCATTAGATTTACCAAACGGCATAAAAGCATTGAAAGCTGCTGTTAACGGTTCGTGGAATCTTATAGGTTGGCCAGTGTATATATCTAATTGATCTTGTAATGCGTCATCTGCTGTACCACTTCGAGACATAAACTTCCATTTGTTTTGTATCAAAGCACCCCAATCATTTTCTACATCTTTTAACTGTGGTGTTACAGCATTATTTAATATACTTCTAATACCAGATGTAGCAAACGGAACCATAGAATCACCTTGATTAACTACAAACCGTTTAAACGCACCTTCATCTCCAGAGAATAACGATACTAATGGTTCAAATCCACTAAGGAATGTTTTGTTAGCAACGTTCATGCTGATAGAAAATGCTAATTTCTGATACATTTGTTCAGTAATAGCTTGATCTACACGAGTAGAGTTGTATACCAAATCACCAACTAAACCAAGTAAAGTATCAAATGGTTCAAAACCTTTATAGCTATGCCATTCTCCTGTAATTGGATTTTTAATAGAGTTAAATTTAACACCCATATCTTGCATCCTTTTACGTTCACCATGGCTATGAGGACCATTACCTGTAAGGTTACCTTCTAATGCCCATATACCAGCACCTGTAACTACAGTACCACCCATTAATTGACGACCAATGTATTCAGATTTAAGTGCAGCAAATGCTTCATCACTATATTCTAAACCATGTTCAGCTAAAGCTTCAGTCATCTCCCCTATGTTCTGGGCAGACAAAACCTTTCTAGCTTTAGTCATAACAGGAACTATGCTACTTCCCGGTGTAAATGACCAAGCAACATTTAATGCGTTAATACCTGTACGTGGGAATAAGAATAATGGTTTAGCAGCAGGTACTTTATCAAGGAATTTGTTAAAGTTTTGAGCTAACTCACTATCTACGTTAAGTGCTATTTCTCGTGAAGCATGTTTAGCTGCTTTATCTTTAAGTAGACCTGTAGCATCAAACGCTTCATCATATAGTTTACGTTGTAGTTTATCAAAAGCTGCTTTACTAAAACCACCTTTGGTTTCATTCATCATTTGAACATAAGCTTTAGATCTAGCTGATCCACTAGCCATTAGTGAATTCGTAAATCCATCAATAGCGTACATAGAATTAATACCAAACCTAACAAACTTATTATTGTTATACCAGCTCATACCTTTAGCTATATTCCACATAGCAAGTTTACCATTATTACCTTCTCTCTTCCAGACTTCAGACATAGCTTCAACAGCTTCATAGCTATCCATTTTAGCTTGTCTTAAATCAGCCCTACCACGCATCATTGCAGCCTCAGGTTTCGAGTTAGCTAAACGCCACTCATCTCCCATCATCTTAAATGCACGTTTAAAGTTTTCAGATATACCACCATAAGTCCATTGAGCATGTTTAAATGCTTTTACATCGCCTGTAAGTTTAGCACCTACAAGTACTGATGCTGGTTTAAATGCAGCTAACATACTGTTACCTGTAATAGCACGTACTGGTGCTAGTCCAGAAAGTATATTATTATAACGCACACCATTCATACCTTGTACAACAAGACTAGGTAGTTCTGGTTCACCATCTATAAATGCTTTCTTAACAAAACCTATGTTGTGTTCATGCCAACGATGTAGTTTCCAAATTTCATCAACCTTACCGTCTGTAGCTTCTAAAGCTTTAGCCATAGGTTTTAAGAATTCTGGTTTATCCTTAGCAATCTTTTTTAGTACTCCAAAGTCTTTATCACTTTTAACAACAGCCTGACCAATGCCTTCAGCAAACTCATCTGACTGTGTAAGTAACCATTGGTTTACAACAACTGGATCTTTAGATCTTACAAGAGTTTTAAATTCATCTGCTTTGTTAGCAATAAATCTATTGATTCTAACTTCGTTATTAATTAACTGTAGTTTATCAAGTATAATCTCTTGTTGTCTAGTGGTATTAGCAATATCACCAATCATTCCTACAGCTGCAGATGCGTCAGCTACAGTACCAGCAGCTTGGTTTGTAACCATAGCTGAAGCACGCATAACTTTAGGGTTATATAGATCAGTAAAAGCTTTCGTAAAAGCTTCTGTCATAACCTGATATTCATCTGGGTTAAGGAATTTTTGTTGTTGATAGACACCTTTCTTCATAGTGTCTATAATGCCTTCCATTTCTTGTAAATTAATTTCAGGGTTATATACCTGATCGTATAGTTTAGTAATTCCTTTATTAATTTCTTGAGGAGGTACTACGCTATTTTTAATCTTAGCTCCAAGTTTAGTTGAAATTTCAGAATCAAATAATGGTTGTAATAGTTTCCTAGCTCTATTCCCTACATCAGCATATTTAAGATTCTCCATAAAACCTGAGTTTACTACAGGTCTGGATCTACCATAAGTAGTACCAATGTTATTTTGAATACGATAGTTATCTATTTTAGCTAATTGTGGATTAACATCAACGTCATCTACAGCTTTCCAAGTTTCTGCAGGTGCATCATTAATAAATGGATCATAAGTTTTACCCTCAGGATCTTTCATTAATCGTCTGGCAGTTTCTGCTCGTTGAGCGTTTGTTCTACTAGACTTTCTACCTAATACATTTTGTGTTATAGGATCTTGACCTTCAAAACCTGTTGCATGTCTAGCTAGTGCTTGTTCTGCTGCTTCATTACCGGGAATTGGTTTCATTATTTTACCTAACGAAAACGCTGCCCCAATTAAATCCACACCAACACTAAGACCAGCTGATTCATATATATTCTTTTTACGAATAACATCTGGGCTATCTGTATCTCTTGTAGCCCATGGTATATCCCAACCTAACCAATCGTTAAGTGTACGTGCTATATTATCCTGTTCTTTAGAATGAGATGATATAGATGTGACTGCTGTATCTACTCCAGCATGAGCTGCAATAGTACCAAGTACACGTGTGGCTTGAGGGATACTTCTAGCAGCTGTAGCAGCTTTAAGACTACCTGTAACCACACCACCACCAACCATTGTTGGTACAATAACTGAAGATGCATCTCTAATTATTTTATGTACAGGGTGGTTAGATCTAGGTGAGTTCTCATCCCACCATTCATCTACTGGTTTTAACCAAGGTACAATACCAACTGCATCACTAACAAAATCAGCTGTACCTAATGGCACGGCTGCAGCTGTATGACCTACGTTATATATAAGACCTTTATCTTCTGTTTCTGGTTGAGCATCTGGTGTAGGTGCTGTTTCACCTGTTGTTTCAGGTTTAGCTTGTGACTCAATGGTTTCTTGTTGAGATTTCCATTGTTGATACTTACGATTTTGTTCTCTTTCAAACTCATCTTGAGCTGTATCATTAGTGTAATTGTCGCCACCTGTTACTGGATATTCACTCATTAACCTACCCCCATTAGTTCTTTAGCTTGCGTACTAAGTACACTTGGATCTCTTAAAGAATTGACTTGGCTTAATCGAAACCCTAAGGTAACACCAGTTGGACCTTCTTTAAGGAATTTTAAATATTCAGGTCTAACTCTACTGTTAGCTTCTTTTGAAATAGCGTGCCATTTCTTATCTAATTCTAAATCTGGATCATGTAATTTAGCCTGAGCTTCTAGAAATTCTAGTACATCCCAATCATACTTTTCACAAAGATGTAAAGCATCCTCTGGGAAACCTTTAACTCTACCAGTATTAGCTTCTTTAATCCATTTAGTAGCTGTAGCACCTTGCATCATTGGTTTTGTTTGCCACATATCAGGATCGTCACGAACCATTTCTGTAGTAAATTCACTAGCTGGGTATGATATACGTTCAGCAGGTAAATGATGTTTAGTAAAGTGAGGGTTTTGTATTACATTACCGTTGATTGTAGTACGTTCAGTAATGTGGTATTTGTCATTAGCTTGTAAATCAGCTTGGAACATTTGAAGAGCTAACTTCTTAGCTTCTTCTTTATTACCTTGGTATTTAATTAAACCCATTTTATAGTATTGTCTCATATCATTATGTGCAGTAGTTGCAGCTAATTTAGAAGACAAAATGTATTTAGATTCCACACCATAAGATTGTAGTATTTGTTCTATAGCACGTTTACCAGTAGTTTCAAACAAAGCATCCATCTCTTCATCAGGTGCAAACCTATCATTTTCTTTAGCTAGTTTTAACCATTTGATTTCTGTTTCTGGAGTTAACCTAGCATTAATAACAGCTTTTTTAGTTAGCATATTATTTGCAAGAAGTTTGTTAAGATGAGGTTCATTAACAGTATCATTGACAGACTCTGAAGACACCTTCATCAACCGTTGTAACATATCTGCCATAGGTTTGTTGTTAACACTAACAGCTTGTTTATATAATCCCATCAATTCTTGGTTAGTTACATCTTCATAACGATCTGTTAATGCAACTTCTAATTGAACTGATTTCATTTTATTATCAGAGCTGGTAGCACCTGCTTGTCTTTCAGCTAGAGTAGCTTGTTCAAAATCATATTTATCTTTAGCTTTGACTAAATCTTCTATCTTTTGCCAGTTACGTTCACCATATTTAACACCCGGAATAAATTCATGTTGAGCTAGTTTAACTATAAAGTCATTACTAATACGACCTTCACCAGCCATCTGTGTTAAATGCTGATGAGTCATACCTACAGCCCAACCTCTGTTAGCTTTATCACCACCAGATATTGTTTCAATATGATCAAACACACCTTTAGGTCCAGTTATTTGTAGTTCATTCCAAAGACCTTCTCTATATTTTCTATCTTCATTTTGTTGTATAATAGTACGATTCTTTTCACGTAAAGCTGTAGTAGATCTAGCTTGATGAGTTAAAATCTTTTCCCTTGCATGTGTTACAAGTAGGTTTGGATCTAAACTTTTAAGATGAGGTTGAGTAAAATAATCACTAAGTAACCTTTGGTTAACTGCAGCTAATGCTTCACCATTACCACTAGATATCGCAGACGCTAAAGAATGCCTACCTAAATTATTACCTAACTCATGTACAGTAGTATAGTTCTGATCTTCATAGGCTCCAAAATCACGTCCAGCTCTAATGGCTGTACCTTCAGATAAACCTAATCTTTCATAACCATTTAATTTACCTGCTTGTTCTATCTCTTCCCAACTAGCACCACGTTCTCTCATCTTATTACGGAGAGAGTTATTAGCACCAGCTTTTTCTTTTAGATGACCTCTAATACCTTGTTGATCTTGGTAATCTTGAGAAGTAATGCCATACTTAAAGTGTAGCATCTGACCAAATGCCTTGCCGTCTTTTTCACGTTTAGCATCAATTTGATTCCAAACTTTACCTAAAGAAGGAGCAAGCTGAGCTAAATCACTTAGTGCTCCTTTGTTAGCATTCTTAACAGCATTGGTAGCATCATCAATCTTAACTTTATGGTTATACTTAACAGCATCTATGAAGCCTTTAGACAGCTCCATCTCCCATTTCCTAGTTCTTTCACGGTCCTTTTGTTCCGCTACAAACTTGTTTTCTAAATGACTTATATGTTTAATGGATGAGGCTTCTTCAGCTTTCATCCGTTTAGACATTTTCTTTAGTGTAGACTGACCTTCCCGTAGGATACCTTCAGCCGCATTTTCAACTTTTATTGTGTTTGATTCCACGCTGCTCGCCTTGGCTGAGCTTTGGAATAGATTAGACATAGTTTAAATTACATAAATGGTGCTGCAACACTCATCACTTGACTAATGTAAGTTAAC